CATCTGTTGCGCTTTTTCATCACGCAACTGCTGGACCGCTTCATCACTTCTAATAATCTTAGGTGGTGCTCCGGTCATATCAGCATATTCATCAACCGCCTGGTCAAAATCTAATTTGTCAAGAACATCCGGATTAAACTGCGCCAGGTTACCCACGAAAGTAGCCGCCGCAGTAATGCTTTGCGTACCAACTGCTTTTTGTGCCTGGGCCAACAGTGAAATATATTCCACTTTCAACGGCGCACCCTCTGCTTCCTGGGGAGGTTCGGGTATCAACCCAACCCTTTCCATAATAGAAAAGGTCCTATCAATTAATGGATCTAGTGCTTCAAAATGTAATCGTTCCAACACCGGACCTAATTGAATCAATTTTTCTTCTTTACGTTCTAAAATTTCTAATTCATTTCTAGGTTGAATACCTTGCATGTTCGAAATCATCCTGAACAAATCAGCATAGAACACTTCATAGATTCTTGTTTGCACTTCGTTAATATCTTCTCGCAATTCACCCAGGCGAATATCAACCTGGTATGCTGGTTTGAAACCTACGTTACCAGTGCCTAGTGCAGCTGCATCAACATAAGTAACACCACCAGGTAATACACTTGCCGGTTGTCCCCTTAACGCTGGGTGCGCGACCATTGGCGGGTCAACGAGTTTGTCAATTCCCTGGCCTTTTCTCCTTTGTTCCATCTGGAGCTGCTTAATGTCACCCAGTCCCTCCATGCCTGGGGATCTTCCATATATGTCTGTGCCCGTGACATGCCAACGCGCACCAATGGCCGGCAGTTCGTCGTAGCCTGACTGTCGTAAAAACATATCTTTTTCACAATTCTTCTCCCAGGTCCAGGACCTGAATGCTTTATTTTTAGCGAATGGAGATTTAACATTACGATCTTCATTTGGTTCAACCAGATGACAAACATCAATCCATATATCAAGGGAACCCTTATCATATAAATCCAGCACCCGGCTTGTAACTTTTTCTCTGCCATACTCCCGGACTATCTGGTCAACAGTCATTGAAAATTCTCGACAGTAACCGATGATTCTATTTTTTTGGTCCGTAATTAATCCATATTCACCAATAGTGAAAGGATAGGTATGAATAACATTATCAAAATCTTCTTCAATAGCTAGTAGCATGGTGCCGAAACACCCAAGCTCTTCATAACAAACCTGGAGTGAATTATATATATTTGATTGAGCAAACACCCTACGCATTGCTGCTTCAGTTTCAAACAACCAGGTCTTAACAGAATCCATTTCATTTAATTCAGACTGAGTAGTAGCGAGACGAAACCAGGGCCGGGCCGGTGATGTGATACCAGCTTGCATACCTGATGCTAATATTCTCAGCGCTTGCGTTGCAGTTGAATCAATTATTTTTGTGTTCTTCTTTGTGCCCTTATTTCTATCAGTAGTTAAAAACCTGGAACGCCTGGGTAAAATATAATCACTAAGCTCACGCCAATGCGATTCATAAGTTAAACGCTCTTCCATGACTGCACGAAAACGTCGGTAAGCATAATTAGTCTCACCGTTATGGTTAGTATCGTATAGCACTAAACGCCGCCTAATGTAACCTTAGATGTTCTGGCATCATCAGTACCGGCCAAAAGACCTCTTGGACCCGTCCCAATAGTTTGTGCATATCCGGATCTTGCTTGCATTCTTTTTTTAGCATCACTGGCAACACGCGCTTGCGCGGCGCCGGTGTCTCTAGAAACTTCAGCCACCCGTTTAGGTAAAGGTGGTGGTGGTGGTGGTTTTGGTTTTGATGGAAAAAAATTACACATCATTTATTCCTCTCGTTGTATGGATCGTAATCATGTTTTAATTTAGATGAAACGTGAATTGATTGTCTGTCGCCTAGTGGACCAACATGCTCCGCAAAAGTTAGCGCTAACGCATCCGAATAATCCGGAGATGCCATTCCACGTTTTTTCATATTTTCTTTACTCTCAAGTAAAATCTGATTCTTGTTGTTATAGCCATACTCAATAGAAGTTAAATCTGTTTCCAAATCCTGGTCATCAGAAATTGAACCAATCTCTAACCACTCTTTCATGCGGCCATACATTTCAGCGCGTTTGTTAGCGTATCTTGAATTTGACGACTTACCCGCAAAATTTACTTCAAAAAGGTTTGGGCACATCAGAGCTCTTAATCTATCTACGACCCCGCCACCAACGCCCCCACCGTCCACAAAGATTGCTCCTATTTGTTTTTGAAAAGGTCTGATTACTTCGAGGACCTGGGCCGCCAGCTGCTGGGTATCTAAACCCCGGTAATTTTCTATCGGAAAATGTTTGCCGTCACGACCGCGCCGGATGTAAACAACAGATTGATCTTCACCGAACCTGGCAACATCAACACCAACAATTATTGGTTGAAATGCCTGGTCAGCTACTTCGCATTGCTGTGCCTTATGTATTACATCAGTAGGAATGAGCTGCAACGAGGAAGCCTTTGGAAATTTTCCGAGCACGCGAACACGCACAAAATCGGAATCTTCGCCAAAATCGTCTATCCATTGCTGTAATAGCTCCTTATTAGTTACCTGGACCTGGCGTGAATCAATAGTGGTGTTACCCCAGCGGTGTCGATACCGGTGAAAAGTTGAATGAAAGTGTCCGGTATTTCTTGTTGGGTTACCAAATTTAAAAAACATGGGTTCGCCGTCTGTTAAACCACCCTCCGCGACTTCCGCAATTTTATCAGGTACCGCAGAAGATTCGTCGAATATATAAAATGAGGTTGAGTTCGCCGCATGTTGACCAGCAAAGGCTTCCGAATTTTCTTCGCGGCAAGTTTGTGCTGAACAAAACCAGGAATCCGGGTGAGTTAGGCTGGACATTTTCATAGAACCACGCCCGGTAGTTGTATTAAACCAATGAGAAACGAGGCTCATTTTTGACCATTTCGCAATTTGTGCCCAGGTTTTTGTTTCTAATTGAGGAGAGGTGTTTGCTGTAACAGTGCCTTGCGCAAATGGGCGGGTCGCCATAATGAAAGTCACAAGCCACGCTGTTAATGCAGACTTGCCTACCCCATGCCCCGAAGCTATAGACTCACGGATAGCCGGTACAGACTTTTTCCCATCGAAGCTGTTAGCTCTTATCTGCTCACCCAGTCGGTCAAGAAACCGACAGGCCCATTCATCCGGGCCATACTGGCAGCCGTACCTTGACGCCCAGGGCTCTTTCAACTTGACGAGCTGAATGGCCTGGTTAGTGGACCAGGGAAAAGCAAACATCACAAAGCCTAGCGGGTCAGCATAGTACTTCCGGATGTGTTCAATCAGTAGCTGTTGAGCTATCAGATTCTGTTGGGGCTTCGAGCTCCTTGGCGTTAATGAGTCTGGGGTCAGCTTGTTCAAGTTGTCCGACATTGCGTAGTCCCTCTAATAGTTTACCGGCTATATCAACCTGGTTGTTAATGGTAACGGTATCTTTAAATGCTTGAACATCAACGTGCTTGCCAATTAGATCCAGGGATGCTTTAGCATTAGCAGCATCAAATATATAGAGCCGATTGCCCTGGTCATCTTCAGCGTGAACCAATTCACCGCCGCGCCTTACCATCTTCGGCTTGACGTTTTGCATACAGCGCTGGTGCAGTTCGACAGCTTGCTTCAGGACCCATTCAGCGTCAATCTTCAACGCTTCTGTGCGCTGAGTCATAGCATCATCTATGAGTTGCTTTACCGCCTTATTTGATAATAGAGCACCAGCTTGTGAGCGTGCACATTTCTTGCTGTACCCGGCGCGAATGGCTGCCTTAGTACCATTCATGTCTATCAAATATTCTGCTACAAATTTCTTGCGTTTATTTGTTAATGGCATAGGGGAGCGAGACTAATTGACATTTACTTCTCTATACGCAAAAACGACTGTAAATTTACCATTCAATCCGAGCACATTGAAATCAACATAATCAATTGCGTCATCCAGGGTCATGTCATCATCCACCATAAAATGGTTAACTATTTTCTCATAGTCATAAACCAGGTAACCATTCTGGTCGGTGCCAACAACACAATTGTCCAAGCCTGTTAACACTATCGCTTCCTCATCTAACCCATCTATGTACTCATCAATATTTAATTTAACTTTCTTTTCCTGGTCCTTAAACCATTCGAAATCATCCCTCTGCTTTTTAGCCAGGGCTTTTTGCTTCTCAATAATTTCATTAATCATCTAGCACCGAACCTTAAATTTCTTTGTGGGTTTAAATAATCACACATTTGATTACTGAAGTGTTCATCCCCAATTGTC